AAAGAATCGGTCTTACCACGACTGGTTTTGGTACTTCTTCAAATCTCAAGGTCGTTGTTGGAACTGCTGTAACGGCAGCTATCACAGGAGCTATTCCTGGAGCTGGTACGACTTCATCCTTCACTGGTTACCTCAAAGGTATTGTTACTGGAGTTACCACAGACTCTACTGGATCTAACAGTTCAATTGATGTTAAGATTACTGCTAGAGTTTCATCAACTGGTACAGAGACAGCAATCAAATACGCTAAGAACGACTCTACTAGAGCTTTCGCAGCCTCTAATACACTGCAGTTCTTCAACTCAGCAGGTATCTCAACTGGATATAACATCTCACCAACAACAGCAGTTGACTGGTATGATCAACAGACATTGAGTCTGAACACTCCAATCTATTGGAACTCAATCGCTGGTAGACCAGTTGATTCAAACTACTCCACTTCAAGAAGTGGTGGTGGTGATTCCATTCACGTTGTAGTTGTTGATGATGACGGTTCTGTAACTGGAATTCAAGGAAACATCCTTGAGAAACACACTTTCCTCTCCAAGGCTAAGGACGCTACCGCTGATGGTAGCGCACCTACCAGAACATATTATAAGGATTATATGATTAGTGGTTCCCAGTATATCTTTGCTGGTAGAAACCCCTCATCCTCTGAAGATGCCTATCATGGTACATCTCCAGCCGCTACTGGTTTCAGTGCTAACTATGTTCCTTACACCGTAGGTGAAGGTCTGTGGGGTCAAGAAGCTCAGGGTGTTCAATTCGCAGCTATCGGTAATAAGACATACACCCTGGGTGGTGGTGTTGATTACTCTTCATCTGGTGGATTCGCAGCAACTCTAGGAGATCTTCAAACTTCATACGATTTGTTCACTAACGACGCTGATGTTGAGGTTGACTTCCTTCTGATGGGTCCTGGACTCACCGAGAAAGTTCAGACACAAGCTAAGGCTAATCAACTGATTTCTATCGCAGAATCCAGAAAGGACTGTATCGCAGTTATTTCACCACACAGAGCTGATGTTGTCGGACAAACCGTTACATCAACTCAGATGAATAACATCCTTGAGTTCTATTCTCCTCTGAGTTCTTCTTCTTACGCAGTATTCGATACTGGTTGGAAGTACACCTATGATCGTTTCAATAACGCTTTCGTCTACGTTCCTTGTAACCCTGATGTTGCTGGAACAATGGTTAGAACTGAGGTTGAATCCTTCCCATGGTTCTCACCAGCGGGTATTCAAAGAGGTTCGATCAACGACGCTATCAAACTGGCTTACAACCCAAGTAAGGCACAGAGAGATAATCTCTATGGTGCAAGAATCAACCCAATTGTGAACAAACCAGGTGCTGGTATTGTCCTCTTCGGTGATAAGACAGCTCTTGGTTACTCTTCCGCGTTTGATAGAATCAACGTAAGAAGATTGTTCCTGACAATTGAACAATCCGTCGAGTCTGTAGCTAACGCACAACTCTTTGAGATCAACGATTCTATCACAAGAGCTAACTTCGTTAACGCTATTGAACCATATCTCCGTGATGTTCAGGCAAAGAGAGGACTTTATGACTTCGTCATCAAGTGTGATGAGACAAATAACACTCCTGATATCATTGACAACAATGAATTCAGAGCTGACATCTTCCTCAAGCCAACCAAGTCAATCAACTATGTAACCCTGACCTTCGTCGCCACCAGAACTGGTGTTGACTTCCAGGAAGTAGTTGGTACTGTTTGATCACGATTAATTAAAATAAAAACGGAGGAAACACAAAATGGCTACTAAGTCCTTATCCCAATTTAAGACCGAACTGGCGGGCGGAGGTGCCCGCCCCAATCTATTTGAAGTTGAGATCCCTGCATTCCCAGCAGCTATTGACACTGTTGACTGGAGTTCAGACGCTCAAAGTACCTTCAAATTCCTGTGTAAGGCAGCTCAATTGCCTGCTTCCACAGTTGCCCCAATCAACGTTCCTTTTAGAGGTAGAATCCTGAAGGTAGCTGGAGACAGAACCTTCGCTGAATGGACAGTTACCATCATCAACGATGAGAACTTCATCATCAGAACTGCGATGGAAAAATGGGCTGATAAAATCTCCAACCTCTTTGATGCCACTGGCGTTACCAACCCAACTTCTTACATGGCTAACGGCTTTGTTAAGCAACTTGGACGTGGTTCTCTAGCTGAGGCAACAAAGAACGATGGTAACGAAACATCAGTTCTGAGAACTTACAAGTTCTATGATATCTGGCCTTCTGATATCAGTGCTATCGAACTGAGCTATGACAACACCGACACTATTGAAGAATTTACTGTAACTTTCCAGGTTCAGTACTTCACAGTTGGTGAGACTGATACATCTGCAACTGGATCCTTCAACGAAACCGTTCAGGATCAAGGAGCTTCACAACTCGCTTGATTTAACAACGTGATAAATACTAGGAGTCCACTCCTAGTATTTACTTGAAATGGCGAGATTATTTGGTTTCTCAATTGAAGATGGCGAAAAGACCCCGGAAAGCGTAGTGTCTCCCGTTCCACCCTCTAATCAGGATGGTTCGGAACACTATGTCTCTTCGGGGTTTTATGGTTCGTATGTAGATATTGAAGGAGTATATAAGAATGAAAACGATCTAATTCGTAGATATCGTTCGATGGCACTCTACCCTGAGTGTGATAGTGCAATTGAAGATATTGTTAATGAAGCTATTGTTTCTGATACGAATGATAGTCCCATAACTATTGATCTTCAGAACTTAAATGCTAGTGATGGCATTAAAAAAACTATTAGAGAAGAGTTTAGATATATTCTCGAACTTCTTGACTTTGACAAGAAGGCTCACGAAATCTTCCGTAACTGGTATATTGATGGAAGACTTTATTATAATAAGGTCATCGACCAAAAGAATCCAGAAGCTGGTATTCAAGAACTAAGATATATTGACGCAGCAAAGATGCGTTATGTCCGTCAGGTTAAGAAAAGTCCAAAGGATGTACTTAATCAACTTGAGAATAAGAGAAAGGATGATGTATCTGCATATAACTTCCCAGAGTTAGAAGAATATTTCATCTACACTCCTGGTAATACTAAATCGGGTTCTGTTGCTGCATCATTCACTGGTGGCAGCACTAAGGGAATCAAAATGACCCGTGATTCTGTCACCTATTGCACTTCTGGTCTGGTAGATAGAAACAAAGGATCAACACTTTCTTGGTTACACAAGTCAATCAAACCACTCAATCAGTTGATGATGATTGAGGATGCTCTGGTTATCTACAGACTTTCAAGAGCACCAGAACGTAGAATCTTCTACATTGATGTTGGTAATCTTCCTAAGGTAAAGGCAGAACAATACCTTCGTGATGTCATGATGCGTTATAGAAACAAGTTGGTCTATGATGCAAACACTGGTGAGATTCGTGATGACAAAAAATTCATGTCAATGATGGAAGACTTCTGGCTTCCTAGACGTGAAGGTGGTAGAGGAACTGAAATCTCCACACTTCCTGGTGGTCAAAACCTTGGTGAAATCACTGATATCAATTACTTCCAAAAGAAACTGTATCGTTCACTGAATGTTCCTGAGACCAGACTTCAGGGAGACAGTGGTTTCTCATTGGGTAGATCATCTGAAATCTTAAGAGACGAAATCAAGTTCTCTAAGTTTGTTGGAAGAATGAGAAAGAGATTCTCCTCCATGTTCAATGACATGTTGAAGACTCAACTTCTTCTCAAGAACGTCATCACTCCTGAGGATTGGGAGTATATGGGTGACCATATTCAGTATGACTTCCTGTATGATAATCACTTTGCTGAACTGAAAGAGGCTGAACTTCTTGAAAGCAGAATCAATCAAGCAACTCTGGTTGAACCACTCATTGGTAAATACTATTCTCAAGATTATGTCAGAAGAAATGTCCTCAGACAGACTGACGCTGAGATTAAGGAACAAGATGAACTGATCAAACAGGAAATCAAGGATGGTAAGATTCCTGATCCTGCAGAGGTTCAAGCCATGGAAATGCAATCTATGGGTGGTGGAGCAAATGCAATTCAAGCTCCTCCAGTTCCAACAGAACCTGAACCATCTGAAACTCCTAAAGGTGGGGACATCTAAATAGCTAAAACATTATTAGTAACATGGAAGAATTAATGGATTTG